ATTTGGCGATGGATTAACTGTTACTAACAACACAATAACAGTACAAGATAGTATTAGAACTACTGTAAGTGATATCAATAACACCTTAACTGCAGAAGGCGGATTATTTACTGTAGATAAGGTTGATAATACATATCATTTAGTAAAGAAGAATTCTGCATCAGATACAATTGATTATGGTGGCACCTTAAAAGCACAAGCAATAGAACTGCCTAGCGGCGGCCTAAAGATTTGGGATGGAGAACAATATCTCGAAATTACCGCTCAAGATATAGCTAATCTACAGAGCTTACGTACTAATCCATGAGGTGATTAAAAATGACAGTAATGACTAAACGCGGTCAAATTGATAATGTAGTTACATATGAACATATATGTGACACAAGTGCAGATCTAGAAAAAATAGATCCTAAATATATTACACTAGGATCTATTGCACTAGTACTAAAGGGCGCCGCAGGAATTGAAGTTTATATGGCAACTTCCGATAAAGAATGGGTAGCACTATAAGGAGGGTTTTGAATGGATATTATTGATATTATCTTAGCTAAAAAACTTACTCCTCAAGGCTAGATTGAAACTTATGCACAAACTTCTCAACAAGCAGTAGCTAGAGCGAACCAAGCAATAGCTAATGTTGAGGCTGCGGCACAAGATATTGAAGAAAAACAAACTGCTGCCCAAGAACTATTAACATAGGCGCAAGAAGCATTAGAAACAGCTCAGCAAGCGCAAATTAATATGCCATAGGTATATAGCACTACAGGGCAGAATACTGATGGATATATGACGCAAAAAGCAGTAACAGATGCTTTAGATACTAAAGCAAGCATTACCTATGTTAACACTAGTTTATCCACTAAAGTAGATAATTCAGTACTAAATAATTATGCAACAGTACAATATGTTAATACTGCTGTAGGCCAAGGTGGCGGAAGTAGCGGTTCTGGTTCAGGCGGCATTAGTAATTTAGGAATTGATGCTAATGGGAAAATTGTAATTGTTGGCCCCGATGGCAATATTATGCCTGGCGAAGTAGATGAAAGTGCAATCATTCAGGCCCTAATTAAATCTGATTTATATGTTGCTGATGGCACAGTTGGTATTTCTATTGACTATGAAAATAAAAATATTTAGCGTACACAAGATGCTGTTGGATGCCGAATTGGCGAAGATTTTGATTCTTATGTAATGTATGGCGGCCGTATGCGTTGTAATGTAGCAGATGATGGTACAATTAATGCTTTCTATGGAGATTCTAATTATACAGAAGATGGATCCAATGGACAAGTAATGATATATCAACCAAAATTCTATTATCAACGTGTAATAATTAAAGATACTATAACTACGTCTGGTATTGTTATTAATAAGGAAAGTCTTATTCTTTCAGATTAGCCGCGTAACGGTTTTATTTTACATCCATTATTTAAACAAGGTAATATTGAATTAGATTATGTATTACTGCCTGCATATGAAGGTTCTATATATAATACTGATACAAATACATATCTTGTAAATGATGAAAATAATGTAGATGCATCAGAAGATAAATTATCTTCTATTGCTGGAGTTAAACCATTCAGTACTATTGATAAACAATTCACTTTATAGCAAGTTAAACAGCTCGCTCGTAATCGTGGAGAAGGATGGCAATTAACTAATACTGCGTTTGAATCTGCATTACAGATGCTAGCTAGTGTAGAATTTGGTTCTTTAAATGGATAGACTTCACTAGAAAAAGGTATAACAGAAATAAATAAAGGTGGCGCGAAAAATTGCAGTGCAATTACGGGTTCAACTACTAGTTTAGGCAATGCTTCTGGCATGGCTAATAGTACTATATTTGATAAAGATGGGACTCAAACCACTTATTCTGAAAATGGCAGTCGCGCAATTAGCTACCGTGGCATGGAAAATCCTTGGGGAAATTTATGGCGTATTATTGATGATTTAACATTACAAGGTAATGGTCATAATCAAGGTGGAATTCCTTATTTAGATACAGTAGCATTAAATTTCTAGTTACCAAGTGTTAGCGGGAAATGGATATCAGCAATGGGATATTCTAATAGCAATTATTTATGGATATATTTACCAATTGCTTGCGCTGATACAGCAAATAGTGCAATACCAGTAGGAGATGCGTTATGGACTAATACTTCTTTAAATGGAACTAATTTAGTCGGTATTGGTGGTATGTTTAATTCTAATAGCAATTCTGGTTTATATTATTATTGTGGTGATATAGGAATCAATACTAAATTACAATACTTTAATGGACGTATTATGTATATTCCAGCTAAAAATGCTATCTATAATAATAATATTACAAAATGGCGTCAGCATTATGGAGGTTGATAGTAATGAAAGATTATGGCATAATTTATGGTTCTATTGAACCTCAAGCTATAGAAGTTACTCCAACTTCTGTATTTATAGCTACCAATATAGAACCATATGAAACAGAAACGGATGAGCATACTGTAAGTGGATATAAATATAATTATGTTGAATACAGTAAAGATGAATATTTATTACAACAGACCAATAATATTACAGCTTTACAGGAAGAATTAGCCGCCGCAAAGATACTACTGGGGGTGGAATAATAAATGACTTTACTTGAATTGGCGCGTAAATTGCGTCCATATATTGAGAAAGCGGCTTTATCTTTATCAGATGAAGATGCGCTTGAAGCCGTTGATTTATTTCCTCGTTGGCAAGCAGATTATGGTTTATATAAATTAGGTGATAAAGTAAAATATGATGGCATTTTATATAAATGCATTCAAGAACATAATTCACAAGAGATGTGGTACCCTACCGCGGCCCCAAGCTTATGGGCTAAAGTACTTATTCCAGACGAAAATATAATTCCTGAATGGGAGCAACCTGATAGTACCAATCCTTATATGAAGGGCGATAAGGTTATGTTTAATGATAAAGTATATGAAAGCCTTATTGATAACAATATTTGGTCACCCGCGGCTTATCCAGCCGGATGGTAGGAAATTAATCCTTGACTTTTTTAAATTTATATGATATAATTATTACAAGATAAGAAAATATATTCTTATCTTGTAATAATTTTTTGAGGTATATACAATGACAAGAGAAATTCCAATTAGTTAGGAAGAAAGCGATAAGATAGAAAATTTATTTTATACTTATTGTTCTTATATGAGTATGATAGAATATCTAGCTTCTGCTGGCCTTTCTAAAGATAGTGAAATATTTGAATTAAAATGGAAAGAAGCCTCTGATATCTGGATTAAATTAGAAAAAGCTAAAAAAGAAATTGAGAAAAAGTATAAACCAATTGGTAATTGGAATAGTTATGAATTTAATTTTGAAAAGCAAGTTGTGGTGTTTGAATAAAGATGTTTACACAATATTCTGAAGAAGTTGAAGCTAGATATCGAGAAATTGATCCTAAAGTTACTTGCCGCAGTGTTACTTTTTAGGTAACAGATGATTGTTGTTTAAATTGTTCCTATTGTTATCAAGGCCATAAAGGGCATGCAATGATGTCGAAAGAAATCGGTAAGGCCGCGGTTGATTTATTATTTAAATTATATGATGAAAATCGAGAAGATTGTGTAATTAATCATCATACTTATGGCATTATATTAGATTTCATCGGCGGCGAGCCATTTATGAATATAGAGACAATGGATTGTATAGTAGAATATTTTATACAAGAATGTTTTCGTAAAAATCATATATGGCTAACTAATTTTTGTATAAATATTAGTTCTAACGGATTGTTATATTTTTAGCCTGAAGTTTAGAATTTTTTAAAAAAATATAAAAATTTTGTTAGTTTAACTATTACAATAGATGGGCCAAAAGATATTCATGATACATGTAGAGTGGATCACGAAGGTAAAGGTAGTTATGATAGATCTATAGCAGCTTGGGAAGATTGGTATTTAAAAATGAAACAAAATCCATTGGGAACAAAAGTAACTATCGCGCCAGAAAATTTACCAAAATTGGGAGAAATATTTGATTTTTTCTTATCAAAAGGATGCAAAGAAATTTATGCTAATCCTATTTTTGAACATAAGTGGACTATTGAAGAAGCATCTTTATATTATAAATTATTAATTAAATTAGCGGATCGTTTACTGCAGGAAGAAGGCGCAAGAAGTAGTTTATTTTATGAAAATAAAGGAAAACCAATGTCATCTGAAGATACTGGTAACTGGTGCGGCGGTACATCTGCAATGCTTGCTTTTGATCCACAAGGGCTTGCTTATCCTTGTGTACGTTACATGTCTAGTTCACTTGGCCCAAATGTTAAACCAATTGTTATAGGTGACGTAACTGGTATTTATAATACGCCAGAATATTAGGCAATATATGATGATATGCATAAAGTAACAAGACAATCTCAATCTACATAGGAATGTATTGATTGTCCCGTTGCGTCTGGATGCGCTTGGTGCAGCGCTTATAATTATTAGGAAACTGGTTCATATAATAAACGTTCTACTAATATATGTTGGATGCATCGTGCTGAATCATTAGCATGTACATATTATTGGAATAATTATTATAGGAAACATAATTCAGATGAACGTCAGACTGTATATTTACCCAAAGACATTGCTTTATAGATTATATCAGAAAATGAATACAATAAATTGATAAAATTATCTACTTAAATATTTGACAATTTTATTAATTTATTCTATAATATTACTGTTAAGAGGAAGAAATTCCCCTTAATAAATAAATGCGAGTAAGGAATCGCAAAGCAACATAAGGAGGTTGCGATATGAAGTATTACGGTGAACGCACAAACAAGCTATATGACACTGAAAAAGAGTGCATGGACGCTGAGTTTAAGGCAAAAGAACAGGAAAATCTTGAGAAAATCAAGAAAGAGCGTGAAGTTGCTCTAGCCAAGGAAAAGAAAGAGAAGGAAGTTGCTGCTCGTAAGGAAGCAGCAGGTAAGGTCGAAGCCGCGCGCAAAGCCTATCTAGAGGCCCAAAAGGCATATAGAAAAGAGCTTGAAGAATTTTGTAAGACCTATGGCACTTATCACTATAGTGTTGATAATGCCGATGAAATTCCCTCACTCTTTGATATGCTAAAGTACGCTTTTACCTGGTGACTGTAAGGCTTAGGGCTGAGCCTTATCAGTCCATTTTCTATTGCCCGTAGGTGTGCGGCTGCACGGGCGGTCTCTAAAACCGCGGCCTCTGAAGCGAACGGACTGGGTTCGACTCCCAGGCGGGCAGCCAAGCTTCGCACCATTCGTATAGCGGTAATATGTTTGCCTTCCAAGCAAATGCGGCGAGTTCAAGTCTCGCATGGTGCTCTAGGTCTATCTCATCCACCTATCGCGACAAGGATGGGAGCGCAGGCAAGCACGTATGCTACCCGGGAGTCATTACCCCGTACAAGTCAGCCTAGGATGACAGAGGTGAGAGCCAGCGTTAGGCTACTAGAGTGAATATAACGACGAATTTGGTGTTCCGTAAAAACACTTGCCCATTCTCTGCGGCATTAAATGATGAGCGTATGGTGACACGACATTTCACCCGCACCCGAGGAGTTGCGAACCTGCGAGTGCATCTCCCGTAATTTGAGAGCTATCGCAAATAGACTTGATAAAAATTACGGGAATTTTTATTTGATTATTATCAAATTTATGATATAATTATTATAGAAAGCGAGAGAAAATGATGTTGGATGATTTCATTATGAATTTCTCTTGGGAAGAACTTGAAGATGAGTATTACACGATTGAAGATTTGGAAAATGATTATTTGACAAAAGAAGAAAATTAAGCTATAATAACAATATCAAAAGGAGATAAAATGGAAACGATTGTTTTTAAGTATGAATGTCCAGATTGTGGTAATGATGGTGGAATTGATACTTCTATTACTATGAAGTTCAATAGTGAAGGTATGGTAGTATATGACTTCATAGATTGTGTAAGACAGTTTATGCTTGCTATTGGCTATCATCCAGAATCAATTAATAAGGCTTTTGAAGCCGCAATAGAATAACATAGTAATAGGAACGTAGTGCAGAGGTTCGAATCCTCAAGCGGTGGCTTGCTTCCCAATCTGGTCAGTTGGGCGCGCCGCTCGGATATAGGCGATGCCGCGTTTGGCGAATTGACTGTTCGCACTATTCTTGAATATCGGGCACTAGCATAGCCGGTAAATGCAGTGGTCTTATAAACCAAAGAGGCAGGGTTCGAGTCCCTGGTGCCCCACTATGCCCGAATACCGTAGGGAGGAGTGGATCTCCTCAGCGGCCACTAAACCGCAATAGATAGTTCGATTCCATATATGGTGTACCGATATGAAGTTCGGAGTAGGGCAATTTTATGTGATTATAGTGTAGTGGTAACATAAGTGCTCGCCAGGCATTTGTCACGGGTTCGAATCCCGTTAGTCACTCTTAGACGAATCAGCAAACATTCTTTGATTGAGGATCACAGTGTCACAAGTTCGAATCTTGTCTTACGCTTTGCGTATGTAGCTCAATTGGTAGAGCATGTTATAAGTTCGTCTAGTTATATCGCACGGTCGTCTAAAGGCTTAGGACGGTTGGCTCATACCCAACAAATGCAAGTTCGATTCTTGTCTGTGCCATTTTATTTGCGACATAGAAATATGTCGCTTATTTGTGTATAATGGAGGATAGTGATGAGAGCAGCA